ATCAAAAACTGACATTCGCAAATTTCTTTTTTCAAAATCTCTTTATATTGGCGGAAGTCATTTAAGAATTTTTTTTAATGTTGTTTAAGAATATATAATATGACATTTGTAAATACTTCATTGATAAGTTACAAAATGGCTTGCGAGGTAGCTAAATATAATAATGAAGAACTTACACTCGAACAATATTATATTAATTACATGAATGCACTTAAAAATAATATGACTCAAACATTAGAAAGGCAACAAGAAGAAGCATTAATTAAAAAACAAAGAATTGATGAAAGACAAAAAATATGTGATGAAATTCTTGATTTGATAACTAAAAATTTTGATTATGAAAGTAATACATATAAAGTGTACAGAAATATGTATAATCATGTAAATACGATGGAAATACCATATTTGGAATCCCTTCGTAGTATGCTAGTTAAAGATATAAAAATAAAATCTGATCTTGATCTATGATAAGGTTGGTGTTGGACATATTTTACTCATTTCTATTCGATCAGCATGTAGGTATATAATTCATGTTATGCTTTGTAGCATGAATTACATTAAAAGATATTTCGTTGATTATGATTTTGTCTTACTCCATGTGCAACTTCAATTTGTGAATAAATATCATCATTATAATTATTTCGCGAATATGATCCTGAAGTTGCAGGATAATAACTTAAATTTTGACGTGATTGCCAAGGTGGTAGTGCATAAACATGTGCTTGTGGTAATGGTACTTGCGGATCATAAAATACATTTGTGTTTTGAAAATCATTATTCCATCTAACTTGAGGTACTATTTGAGTTGTTTGGTAACCACCATGTAATCGTACTTGTAACGGCGTTGCTAAACTAACTTCATGTGGTAATAAATAACCGGCTCCTTTTTTTCTCATGATTGACTTATTATATAACTCTATATCATATTTTATATTCATAGTTAACTTAGGATTACTCACTGGTGTTCTTACAATATTCCAATTATATGATTCATAATGATAAGTATTCAATAATGGCGCGAATGGAAATTTAGTTGTATTAATAAATTCTTCTAATTTCATGGATGGTAATAATATTCGTGGTATTTGATTTAATCCCACTTTATTCATATATGTTATTGTTAATTGATTAATATACTTTTTTAATTCAGATATTAAATCGGCTAATATCTCTAATCGCTTATTATGATCTTTAGTTTGAATATAACTATCTAATTGTGCTTGCATAAATATTAACATACGTTGATCAATTTCGATGATATTTGATAATCTATTTTTGATATCACTAATTTGCGTTACAATATGTTTCGGAGATGGATTTCCAAATTTATCAACAATTAATAAAATAGTTTCTAATTCAGATTTAATTTGGTAAATATATGAAACATTTCCAGTGACTAAAGGTATGATTTTATCCAATATCTCTCTATACTGTTGCTTACCATCTAAATATTCATGGCGTGCATATGAAAATATTCTTTTAACTGCTTTAAATGGGGAATAATATTTATTTGAATAAAATAATTTTTCAGTTTCAGTAGGTAATATTTGTGGATCTGCTGTGAAATTTAACATATGTAATCCTCCATTCTGATCATAATATCCAAGTCCAAAAACATTAGTTACTTCAATAAAACGTCCGTTTATGGATGTTATCATGTCAATCTTGCACAGTGTTCTATCTTCTAATGCCTTTTCTAATGTTATTAATTTATTTCCCGGAAGTTCTTTAATACCATCTAATATTTCATCTACAGACCATCGTAATATGTAATGCTCTCTTAAAATATTACTAATAATATCGTAATCATCTGCATCTTGATGATCTTTTTTAGCAATACCTATCATTATTTCAAATTCTTCTCTGGTTATTAATTCTAATCGGCGCAATCGATAAATATTTTTTTGGAAATCACTATTAAGAATCAAAATACCTTTATAAAAGTCTCCAATTTTAAATATATATCGTTTATCAAGTCCACATTTAATTTCAGAATAATAATGAACTTTTTGAGATACCACATCTTTGACAATATTTTGAAAACTTTTACTAAATATTCTAATGACTTCTTCTTTACTATTACAAGGATGGCCATTACATTGGGTTATTTGTTCTAATAAATCAATATCTCCGGGATATTTTTGAATTCTATAAATATATGATCCAAATGGTTGAGCATGTTCTTTCTTATTGTACGATACTAATTTAATTTCTTTTAATACATTATCTGGGTATGATGATAATGGTTTTGTTTCTAATAATTTAAACAAATTATTCATTTACAATTATATAATTAAGTAACATTATTATTTAATTATCTACGATATGTTTTGCTTGCACGTTGAAGTGCAACTTGATATGAAACATTTGGATGGGCTTTTCTCCATGCTTTAACATGTTTTAACCATGGATTCATTTTGGCTGATTTTGATCCAACTCTTTTCTTAGCTGATTTTGATCCAGCTTTCTTTTTTGGAAACATTCTACGTAAAGTTTTAGCGGAATAATTATGATGTTTCTTTCCTTTGGCTTTAAGGAATTCTCTATTTTTACGTTGAATAAGTTTTCCATAGGCAGTCGTTGCTTTCTTTCTTTGAACATATCCACCCATTCCACAAGAACATTCGGATCCTTCACAACCAGCATAAACACCTTCACCACGACCTCTTTTAGATCCGACTCTTCTTTTCTTAGCAGTCTTTGATCCGGATTTTCTCAATCTGCATCTCTTAGTTTTAATTTTATATACACATTTAGATGCTGATCTTTTTTTGGCTACCTTAGATCCAGATCTCTTTTTTCGGGCACCCGCATAAACACCCATTCCGATAATACCTTCATCTGCTTTTTCTTGCAGAATTGCGTTAATACGATGTGAAATGTCGTAATCCATTTATATCTAATTATATGTAAGATAATAATAAATAAACTATTATAATTTATTTATTATTGAGTGTTCTATTAAAAAATCATATATGATAATGTACATGCACTAATAATAACACTTGGACCATCTGCAGTTGACCAACCATCCCCTTGGCCTTTATACCAAAAAACTTTATTGAATGTTGTATTAAAATTTGCTGTTGAAAAATTAACATTTGATCCAGCAGTAGCACTTGTTACAACTGATGGAAAATCAGAAGCTGTCGAAATTAATTCAGCTGGAATTGAACTTAAAGTTCTTATTGCGGTTGGTGTTGCATCTAAAGCAATTACAAAACCGGGTAAAAATAAATCAACTCTTTGCCCAATTCTACAATATCTGATTGTTATTGCAACTGGGCTTAAACCTCCTCCTCCTACACTATTTGCAAATGTTCCCGTACTGTAGCCATTTAATACTGATGTTGTTGCAATAGTTGTATATGCATTTTTTAAAGTTAAATCGGAACCAATTTTTACAGGTGCTAAACCTCCATTTCCAATTTGAATTGCTGTCGCATTTTGACCAATTTTAACAGTTCCTGCGGTTTGACCTAAATTAATAACATTTGCAAATTGGCCGATCCCTAATGTTGAATGGGTGTCTATATTCATATCTCCTGTTCCTGTTGTACTAATGTCTATTCTTTGATCTATAGGGGCATATATTTCTAGGTTTACTCCTATATCTGATGTTATTCCTTGATTTGTTGTCAGTGTTAATTTATTTACTTCGACATCATTAAATATTATTGTATCCGCTTCTAAAGTGTTACATTTTATATCATTTACTTTCAAATTTTGCCCAAGATCTTTTGAGACGTTTAAGTTTCCGTATGACATTTTATATTAGTATGTTAGATAAAATATTAAATTTAACATACTAAAAAACCGCTAAATCGTGTATTTGCATTACCGCCTTGCATATATATTGTTTTTGTTGAACTACCTACATATAAAATAATAGCCATTACTTGACCAGCTGTCATTTTTTGTATTAAACTTATTGATTGGGTTACAACAGTTCCCCCTGGTACTATTGGTACTGGGTTTAACTGACTTGATGCAAGTAATCCAGCATCTGTATCCCATAATAATGCATAGGAATTATGCGAAGCTCCAAAGTTAAATGCACCAATTGTACATGTAAACATATAAATTCCATTTACTGGAGCAGTAAATATACCAGTTCCTGTATTATAATTTGAACCTTGATTAAAAGTGGTAGTATTAAATTGACATACGTACACAGTACCATCGCCAGTAACGTTAGGAATATCAGCGCTAGGATAGGCACTAAATGCTGGTTGTGCAGTATTTGTATTTGTAATTCCAGATGACCATAAATTCCCAGACAATCCCGGCAATGTTAATGCTGACCCAGCACCATTTATTATTCCTGTTGAAAATGATGGTGTTGAATTAAATATCTTAGAACCAGTAAATGTTTGTGTTCCTGTACTTACGACACCTCTAGCTGTAGCACTGGCATCTGGTAAATTAAATGTATGTGTTGAAGTTGCTGACACAATAGCAAAATCAGTACCAGCGGTTCCTGTAGCAAATGTTTGACTTGGTGCAGTTGTTGTTGATAAACCATTTAATGATAATAATCCAGCTGATCCAGTTGCTCCTCTTAATCCAGTTGGACCCGTACTTCCTTGAATTCCTTGAGAACCAGTTGGACCAGTACTTCCTTGGATACCATTTGCTCCAGTATTTCCTTGAATACCTTGTGCACCAGTTGCTCCTTGAATACCATTCGCTCCAGTACTTCCTTGGATACCATTTGCTCCAGTGCTCCCTTGAGCTCCAGTTGATCCTTGAATTCCTTGTGCACCAGTTGGACCTTGAATACCATTAGCTCCAGTATTTCCTTGAATGCCTTGAGATCCTGTACTACCTTGAATACCTTGAGATCCTGTACTTCCTTGAGATCCTGTACTACCTTGAATGCCTTGTGCACCAGTTGCTCCTTGGATTCCTTGAATTCCTTGAATACCTTGGATTCCTTGTGCTCCTGTATTTCCTTGAATACCTTGAATTCCTTGAATTCCTTGTACCCCTTGCGATCCTGTAGGTCCTAAATCTCCTTGTGCTCCTTGTGCTCCTTGAGCTCCTGTATTTCCTTGAATTCCTTGTGGACCTGTTGGACCAATTAAACCATCGCTTCCGGTTATACCCTGTATTCCGGTTGGTCCTTGAATACCTTGAGCCCCTGTTGGACCGACAGCACCTGATGGACCTGTTGGACCTACTGGTCCAATCCCCCCTGGGAATCCATAAAAAGTGTTATCTGCATAATTCATTGTCTTATTTGTCAAAGTTTGACTATCTGATATTCCAACAATATCAGACGCTGGTATCGTATCACCATTTATCAATAGTGTTTCAAGTGTCTCTGTATTTATATCTATTGATGTTATTGTTTCAGCATTTAATGATATTACATTTAAATTATTTAATACAATCATATCTACAGTTTCTAATGTATTACATTGAATATCATTAACTTTAAGATCTTGACCTATATTTTTTGATACGTTTAGGTTTCCATACGACATTTTATATTAGTACATAAGATAAAATGTTTAATACAATAGGAGCATTTGTGAGTTTAGTGGAAAGTCTGTCAATCCATCACCAAAACCACCTACAAATGTTAAAGGAATTTGTAAATAAGTTGTATTATCAATAAGCGACCCATTTACGGTCCATTGTTGATATTGTGTGGAATCTGTTTGATATTCAATATATATTGTTTTTCCTGATATTAATTGTGCTTTAAGAATTCTAGAAATATCAAAAGAATCAAGATTTTCTTTTACACTAAAATTTATGTAATTTGATGTTATTTGTCCAGTTTCAAATTCCCAAGACATTCGTCCAGATCCAGGATCAACTCCAGTAGATCCACCTTGGAATCTATATCCAAATAACTGTGATGGATTTAATATGCCTGCTCCCGTAGCTCCTCTTGGTCCTGTTGCTCCGGTTGCTCCACTATTTGGAAAATTTAGAAATGTATTGTGATTATAATCCATTGTTTTATCAGTAATTACCTGTGCTCCAGTTACACCAACAAAATTAGAATCAGGTAATGTAAAACCATTTATTAATGTTGTCTCAAGCGTTACAGTATTCACATCAGTTGCTGAAACTGTTATAGCATCTAATGATATTACATCTAAATGGTTTAATACATCCATATTTACAGTTTCTAAAGTTATACATTGTATATCGTTTACTTTTAGATTTTGACCTAGATATTTTGATACGTTTAAATTTCCGTAAGACATTACTAATATTAAGATAGATTTTTTAAATCTATTATTGGGCCTACCCTGGTAATATCTTCTTTTAATTTTTTCATATCTTCTTTTACCATTAATTTAATTCGCAAATTTCGGCGTTCAAACATTTCTTCAACAATAAATTTAAGAAAATCTAATTGACCTGAAATTTCCTTAATGGACGAATATATTATCTCTAAGTTTCTCACTTCAATGTTATCCATAATATATGAATAACATTAGAAATTAATTATTTATACCAAACCATAGATATCATATATGCTCTTCATTCTCTTATAACGTTGGGTATTCTTGAATCGTCTTCTATCGTAATTATCTTTGGCATAATAAACAACTTTCTTACCAATTTTAACCTTAAAATTAGTCTTTTGACCTTTTCTATTTGTATTGAATATTGGTGGACCTACGTACATAGCTTGAACATTTTCAAATTGTACGCAGAAACTAACTGGATGGTTAAATGTTCCTCCTCCTAGGGCAAAATATACATCTTTAATTGCTCGAAGAAATCCACCAGATCGATATAATCCTTCAACTGTCACGTAACTAACAAGGGATCCTAATGGGTATAATAATAATTCATCTCTTGTATGGATCTCTTTACGGCCATTCTCTAACATTGATTCGATTTTAGCATCAAAAAGGGCTTTATTTGAGTTAATTTGGGTTAATACTGTTTTATTCTTGTCATAAGTGAAGTTCCCTTCTGGCATATAGTCTGTATTCTTATTTATGCTTGCTGTATTTACAATATTTGGTTTCTTTTTAGCTGATTTACTCATTATAATTATACGTCAGATTTTTTATGTGGATCTCGGGATTTTCTTTGCGAGATATTCCTTATGTCTTAATCTATTTGCATGTAATTTAGTTTTTTTATGACTCCATAGATTTATCCTTGCCACTATTCGGCCACATTCACACTGTGTCTTCTCTTTTGCAAGTGATTTTAACTGTTCTTTATTTTCTTTCCAATACTTTTGTGAATATGTTAATTCAATATCTTCATCATATGTATTAGGTAGATCACAAAAACAAGAACCACATTCCTCATTTGCTGTACAAGGACAATTATAGTTTGAAACTAAATGATCATCTTTGATATCATTTTTTTTAATATCATCTTTTTTACATTTAGTACAATAACATATGCATTCATCATCTTCTAATTCTTTAACCATTGGGATTTTTGACATTCTATTCTATATTATAGTTAGATTTTTCTATACATTTTTTTACTTTAAATAATAATTTAATAAATTATCAATTAAAATCGACATTAAGCTTATCTATTTTCTTAATACCTTTCCAAAATCCAGATTTTGCATCTCTTCCTTGTTCTAAATTTAATTCCTCAGTGAGAATATCATTAAATCTCGGTCCAGATATTGTTGCAAATACATCTTTATGGCTTTCTCTAAATTTCTTAAGATCTCCAATAGTTACCTTATCATTTTTATCTTCAGTTATTTCATAATGTTCTTTAATTAATTCAATAATTTCATTACTTTGTTTACCTTCAGTTGACCATTTATCTTTTATTTTTTCATCAAATTCGGGTAATCCATTTTCTTGATATTCTTTGTATGCATCTAAAAGTATATGAATAAATCCTCTAGCAAATTCTTCAGTCTCAATCTTACTATCTAATTTATCATCTTTTATTTTATAATAAGTTTTTTCATCCTTTTCACTTTTATTAACAAATACATATGGAAAATCAATAAATGTTAATCTATTTTCAACTGCTTTATCACGTGGTTCGATGGTTGGTAAATCGTTAAACATACAAAATAATGTATAATGGGGCTTAAAACTTACTTCTTCCTTTCCATGTGTTCGTCCAACTATCTTATCGCCTCCTGATGCAAATTTCTTGATGTCATTCCCATTTAATTTCTTTTTCATATTCATTTCATTTGACAATAATATACGGCAAAATCGTGATAATAATGCCCATCTATTCTTTTGAGCTTCATCTTTTGAGTCCATATTTGATGTGTATGCTAATGATTCAGCATTAAAATTCCCAACATACTCACCAAATGCATATTGTAACATTGTGGCTAATTTGGATTTACCTGCATTTGATTTCCCTGGACACATATAGAATCTCTTAATATGTGTATCTCCTGCTAATGCACATGCTAAAGATATCATCATCGGTTTAGGATCTTCAAATAATGCTCCAAATGATATATCATAAGCTTTTTTTATCTCTTTTTCATTATACTCAGGAAAATTCCAAGGAATTCGTTTATGAAATACAATATTTGGATCAAAACCTTTAGTAAATTCAGCAGTGTCCATATTATAAATACCATCTTTGAATAATAAATGTCCAATTGATGTATTTTGTGTTCTCTCGAGCCATTCTTCATCTACAGATCCTGCTTCTATAAATGGTACAACTCGCTTTAATAAATGAGATGCACTTCCATAACTTTCAACAACCTCCGGAGTCTTCTCAGTAGCTTGTCTGGTTATAATATGTAAATATCTACGATTCTTTATTAAATAATTATTTAATGTTGAAATATGTGTGTCATACATTCCAGTATTCTCATTAAATATATATAATTGACCTCCACAATATTTAAATTTATTTGCTCCTTCAATTTGAAATAATTTTGTTTGACATTCTAGATCATCACTAACATAAGCTGAAAATTGCGGTAATATATGGTTTAATTCTGTATCCATCTTCTTTGATGATAATGTTATTTCATAATCTGTCTTTGATTTAACATATTTAGCACATTTATTTATTGTCTCAATAAGACTCTTTATTTTATCATCTTTTTCCAATAATAAACCATCAAAACATAATGCACCAATTTTTAAACCTTGTTTGGTGAAATAATCATACATTGCCATTAAACATGTATGTTCTAATTTTTGCGCAGTAATAGATAAAATGCATGCTTTTTTATTCAATTTAGTTTTATCTTTTTCAACTAATTCTGTTGTCTCTACCTCAATCTCACTAACTGCTTCAGCAATTTTTGTCATTTCGGCTTTAAATCGTTCTAAAAATTTAACTTTGAATTTAGGAATATAAATTAGGGGTTCTCCATCCTTTTCCTTTATTACTTCATACTTACCAAGATAACATAAACGTAAAACTAAATTTTTAGCTTCATCCCTAGTCATCTTATGGTGGTTCATGATTTTTTTTAAGACTTCTTCCCTGGATTTTACATAAATATCCAAATTTGGGCATTCAATATTATTCTTTTCGCAATATTGACTAATTAGCACAGGATGGCAGTTATCTATATCAATATCATAGTAATAATCTCGTGCAAGACAATGACGGATATTCCTTTTTAAATTTTGAAGACTTAAACTTTTCTCAGCATACAATCGGCCAAATTCTTCAAGTTTCTGTGAGAAATGATATCTTACAGGTATAATGTTCTTATCAGTCCGTTTTCCATAATATAATTTAAGCTGTGCTCGTAATTTTTCATCTAAGGTATCTGCTGAAATGAGTTTCTGGAGGCTATCTATATCTACTTTCTCATAAAGAGTCATAACTGTTTCTAACTGTTTCTTTCCTTTTTTTGTACTCTTGGAAGTCATTTATTCTAATAGTAGGAAATATTTAAAATTTTCTATATTTTACTATATGTTTTTTGAAAAAAAATTATTTTGATAAAAATTCCTCAGTGCTATTCTCAGGAAAAAATTTTAGCACTGAGGAATTTAGATCATATATAGGAACCTTATACTATTTCTAAATTCCTCAGTGCTATTTCTAAAAAATTACAGCACTGAGAGGTGATAGGAGACTGTTCATTTAGTGCTAAAATGCTGTTTTTTTTAAGGAAAATTGGTATATATATATGGAGATTTAAATCCCTAAAGTTTTTTCTCCCAATATATTGGAGTGATTTTCCCGAAAAAAACAGCATTTTAGCACTAAATGAACAGTCTCCTATAAATACTATGTTTTTGAAATGCTAAAATGTTAAAATTAGTCAAAATGGATATAGATACTATAAAATTTTAACATTTCCATAATTGATACATAAAAATATTAGCCTGTAATTATAAATAGAAAAAATAAATTTCTAATCATATAGTATGAAATAAATCACTGTACTTTTTGTTTGGGCTGTCATTTTGTTCTATCTGGATCTATTTAAAATAGATCCAAATAAGACCTTACTTTCCGCGATACCCATTGGAATAAATGGCGCGCATTTGTCTCTTGGCTTTAGCATAGGCATTTATTACAGAAGAATCGTTCATATAATTATAATAGTATTTAGCCCCATGTTCTCCCCATTGGAAGTAGTTACCTTTATTATCTTTACCTCTATGAATAGGCATTCTATAAATAGATCACATATTTTTACAATTATCACATACTTTCTTAGGATCTTCAGAGGACTCATAATAAATATGCCCACAAATATTACATCTAAAGCGATATTTTAGTATTCTTAAATGAATAAAATCATAAAGAGGTGGAAATTTAGATTTAACAATACACCTTCTGGTATCTATGTACCTTGTCATTATTATTTAAAGTATATTAAAAAAATTAAAAATATAATTTAAATACATATATAATGTCTTTGGATCGCGAATGGAAAGTATCTGAAAGTAGGTCAATTCGGGAAGCACTCTCGCAGAAGTATGCATATTGTACAAAGGAATATGTTGAACAACATAATAATATTACACAACGAAATATTAAATTAAGTTTAATTTATTGGTTGAGTCAATTACAATTTTCAGAAGGATACTTTAATAATGAATATATTCCGTTATTTGAAATAAGTAAAATCCAAATAATGTCAGATGAGAAAAAAACTCAATTAATACAATTCTTTTTGCAATTTAAAGAAGGAAGTATTGATATAAACCGCGATAAACATTTATATTGTATCGATAACGATATTAATGTGAGCACTATAAATATTGCATTCAATGAATGGATTATCCATTATAATAAATGCAGTAAGGAAAATGAAGGAAAATCAGCCATTGAAGTAATGCAAATTGCTATTGATAGTTTTTAAATTTTGATTAAATTTTAAAAACATTATGATCTACTCTAGAATAATTATTCAAGGAAGTTTGTAAATCGCTTAACTTACGATAACACATCTTATGATAACGTCTACCTTTCCAATCATTATTGAGTCCTTTTAGGACTTTACCACAGTATTGACAATCCATATATCCCTATATTATTCTTATAGGAGAATTTAATTACATAAATAATTTTTAACGAGTTCTTCAAGTTCATCATCTTCAAGCTTTTTCAATTGATCCAATAATCTGACCATCTTGGGCATCTCCCAAACTCTTTTGGTAGTTTCATTGATAGAGTCCGTGCATTTACCACCACAAGTAGTCGTATCGCATTCATTACAGTAGCTGTGTAAATAAGTATGATGCGAAGTTCTCCAAAAACCCATTAATATATATTTAATTAACATTATTAAAATCCCCAACTATACCCTTATAAAGTTTATCGGTAACTTTCCTATAGAGCAAATGCTTTTGAGATTTCTCATGAACACTTTTATTAGCTTTAGAATAAGAAACACCACATATTTTACATATAACACGTTCCTTAGCCCATTCAGCTTTTCTATTTAAAATCCGAGTACCATGTCCAGGATTTTCAATATCATCATATGTACTCTTAAAAATAGCTCTACCTATAGGTTTTTTAAGATACTCTAAATTTTCATCAGGCTGATCGATTATATTAATATTATCCATTAATTGTTGTTGCATGTTAACATTTTCTTGTCTTTTTTTTGAGCTATTACTTTCCATTAGGAATGTCTATTATATAAATAAATAGATAAAAAAAATTATCTATTAACTTCCATTATGGACATTCCCAATGAAATGTAATAGACAAATTTTATAAATATCTCAGCTAATAAATATAATAAATGTTTAGTTTCTCTAAAGGTCGACCCGTAGCCAAAATTAAGGGTGGTGATATGAATGGAACTGTGATTTTTTTAGATACAACCGAAAAAGAAGATAAGCCTAAGAAGAAGAAAGGGAGAAAATTCAGAGGGGATGATGATGATGATGTTATAGGTACATCTTTTTCAATTGATGAAGGTAAAATTGAAGTAATACCAAATCTAAAACAGAGAGAGATAATGTATGTAGCGGGACCATCTGGTTCAGGAAAATCAACTTTTGCATCAAAATACCTTCAAAAATACAAAGAATTATTAGAATACCCAGTGTATGTAATATCCCGTGATAATGGATCCGACCCAGAGCTCAATAAATTAAAACCAATATATATACCTGTTACTGAGGATCTTGTTGAGAACCCAATTGATATCACTCAAGAAATGGAAAATAGTATTATTCTATTTGATGACACAAATACCATTCTTAACGATAAAATAAAAAAATCAGTGTCAAAAACAATTCAAGATATTATGGAAGTTGGGCGTAAATTAAATATTTACATTGTATTAACAAGTCATTTGATCATACCCAACGATCGTAAAGATGGCCGTGTAATAATGAATGAAATGCACTCACTTACAGTATTTCCTAAGAGTGGATCATCGCAACAAATCATTTACGCACTCAAAACATATTTTGGATTGAATAAAGATCAAATTGAAGAAATATTGAACCTACCATCAAGACAAGTTACAATCTACAAAGGATTTCCTCAGTATGTAGTCCATGATAAAGGTATGTTTATTTTATAATAATTTAAATATCTATAAATTAATATAAAAAACTATAAAATGCCAAATTATGCATTATGTAAAATTTACAAGATAGTATCAGACCATTGCGAACTACCATATATTGGAGCAACATGCAATCCCCGTTTAAGTACTAGACTAGCTGGTCATAGAGCAGATGCAAAAATAGGTCGTGGTTGTACATCAATAGAGATTTTAAAATACAATGATGCCCAAATAATATTAATTGAAGAATATCCATGTAAAACGAAGGATGAGTTAACAAAACGCGAAAGATATTGGATTGAAAAATTAGATTGCGTAAATAAGAATATACCCGGTCGAACACATAAGGAATACTATGAACAAAATAAAATTAAAATATTAGAAAAACAGAAAAAAAAAATATATTGCGTATATTGCGATGAAAAATGCGCAAAAGGGAATTTTGCAGATCATGTTAGAAGTAAAAAACATATTAGGAATTTCAATATCTCTACAGACATTATTAATAATCTAATTTAATGATATAATTCAATGAATAACATCATTAAAGAACTAGAAGCAATAGCACTTTCTGATAAAGAAGTATTAGATTTATTAGGCCATAAAGCGAATCTTATTTTATATCCGGAACTGCATAAATACAAAAATATTGATGATGTACTTGGAAAATATGGAGCATGTATTATTTTATTTGAATCAAAGCCGAAATATGGACATTGGACAGTACTTTTTAAGGCAACCACAACGCTTTTAGAATTCTTTAATCCATACGGTGGTTTAGAACAAGGATATCCAGATGATGGCCTCGAACATATTGATTTAGAATTTCGTGAAAAGACAAATCAATTACTGCCAACATTATCATTACTGATGATAGATTCACCATATGAGTTATCCTACAATGAGTATAAATTCCAAAGACTAGCCAAAGGAATAAATACATGTGGACGACATTGTGTAGTCCGTCTATGGTGCCGTGATTTAACATTAAATCAATATTATGAAATGTTAACTAGAGAAGCACATAAATATGGTATTGATTACGATGCGATTGTTACAGTATTAACATCATAAAAAATTTAATCTGATCTAACAATATATAATATGAATCCTTATTCCCGTCATAATAGTAGACCATTGGACGCTAACCTTAATAAATTACAAAATTTTTATAGACAACAGTTAGAGAGTCAAATACCATCAAATCCACAAGGTAGAACTCCATCAGAGAGACCATATCCAACATCAGGTGATGATAGTGGTCCTGATAATGTTTATGTAAATGTAATTTTTGACAATACGCAAGGTGCAGTTGCAAAGAGAGCAGTGACTACAACGACAACTACAGTACCAATAATAAATAAACCTGACGATTATTATTGCTCTATTGTAAGATTTGATGTACCATTATCACAAATACCATTATTTATATGCCCAATTATTCCAAACCAACCGGATCCAGATAGAACTCCATTTATTATAGGAATTGATTATTTGGGGACAAAATACCCAGTTGAATTACATTACATATCTTACAATCAAGAACTTCAACCTGTTCAAAATACACCGGACATGGTAGTTACAGCATATTATTATATGTACTCCATTCAACAATTTTTAGATATTACAAATGTTGCTTTAAAAACAGCAATGGTAAACTCTGGTTTTAATATGGCAGGTTTAAACTATCCATATTTTTACTGGGACCCAACGACAGAATTAGTACATTTAGTATATCCATCCGCAATTATAACTCCAACAAATAAACCATTAATATTTATGAATACAGCACTACAACAATGGATTGATGGATTTTCTTTAACATACAGAGGAGTTCAAACACAAGGAAATGATTTTTATTTCAACCTCTATAATACATTATTACCAGTGCCACCATACCCAGGAGCTGAAGATTTATTTGTGCCAACAACAGGATACCCAGTAACATATCCAGCAGGAGCATCCGGAGCATCAGGACCGGTAGGACAAATAGGTGCCACAGGAGCAGAATGCCCATGTAGTGGTGCATCAGGGCCATCAGTACCCTATTATTTTGATATTAAGCAGGAATATAAATCATTAAATAACCAAGTAGCTCTAAAAAAGATATATATAACAAGTACAGGACTACCAACAATACCTGAATTTACACCAGGATCTCAAACAGCATCGTCATCTACGCTACCAATTTTAACTGATTTTGTACCGAATGTAAATAACTTATCTGATGCTAAGAGTGTAGCATACTATTTCCCACAATCACAGTATAGATTAATTGATATGATAAGTAGCACACCTATACAATCATTTGATCTTCAAATTTTATGGGTTGATCAATTTAATGGAATCCACACTGTATATGTACCACCTAGATCACAAGCGAATGTTAAACTTATTTTCGCAAAGAGAACGTTATTTAAATCCCTCAAATAAGTATAAAATATTTTATCTAATGTAGAATTATATAAAATGTCTTTAAGTTACGCACCCTTAAAAGTCGTCAGTGTAAATGACCCAGTTATAGATTTATTGGACCAACAAGATAGAGAATATGTAATTATCAAAGGAGGAAACCAATACACATATAAACAATATAATGCACAAACTATTAGTAATACATCAATTACTTTCAACTGTCCCCCACCATCAGCTAATACAATTGTTAGTCGTAAAATGTACGTTCAAATCCCAGTGCGTTTGACTTTCACAGGTAGCAACACACATACTGGAGCAACTGGAGCAGCCGAGAATAATTTACTTAGCCCTGGAAATGATGCATTTAGACAATTTCCGATTTCTTCGAGTTGTAATATGCTTCAATTAGTTATAAATGGACAACCAGTAAATATTCCACTTTCTGATGTAATCCATGCACTTTCATTGTATAACTGTGGAGAAAGTGTTTTAGCGACTGAATTTTCAATATCCCCAAATATGCCTGATCAAACACATGATTATAATGATTTGGTAGGTTCGATCAACAATCCATTATCTAACTTTTTTGATGCTCGTCAAGGTTTGGCTGCTGGACGTGCAAGTTATGCATTTACTGTTGTTGAAAATACTCGAACAAGAGCAGTTGTAGATGCAGTTATTACAGAACCATTATTTGTATCCCCCGCATTCTATGGCGAAGGTGATGCATCAGGTTTTTACAATACAAATGCAATCAGCGCTACATTTAATTTTGTTTCAAATGGATTTCGTATGTGGTCTCATGTTGCAGATACTGCGAATGTAATTACAAATATTCAAATGCAATTTAATGCTTTCGCGACTGCATTTTCATATCAAAATCAAGCAACCCCGAGTATGTTATTCAAATACATAACTCCATCAAATCAAATGAATTTATCACCAGTAAATATGGCTTTGACTTACCCATATTTTGAAGTAAATACGTATCCAACTGATCAACCAAACGCTTTAACTTTTGGTCAAGCTCCAGTTACTTTACAATCAGCAAATCTTCAATTAAATTCAATTCCAAGAAAATTTTACATTTGGATTAAAAGACAAAATGTTCAAACCTATGCATCTGCAGTCTATCCAGATGTATTTTATCCAATTACCAATATTAATGTCACTCTTGGAAATTACACAGGTCAATTAACTTCAGCAACCCCACAACAACTATATGAGATATCCCTTAAAAATGGATTCCGTGGGTCTTATACTCAATGGACTGGTCAAGATGTTGGTGGCGCAATGTCATTTATCACCCCAGGAGCAACTGGATATGCAGGTGCAACCGGATACAGCTATATGTCTCCAGGTGCTTGCGTGCTTTGTTTAGATCCATCTACAGATTTGGGCTTGCCTGATAACGTTTGTTCAGGATATCAAGATCAAATTAACTTTCAAGTATCCGTAACGACATATAATCCACTGGATTCTGTGAGTAGGGCTAAAGGTATGTTACAGCCTTTTGTAACACTATGGGTTGCAACCATTAGTGAAGGATCATTCGTCATTCCACAAATTAACTCGGCTGTTAAGGCATTGGGAATTATCACCGCTCAAGACATTATCTCAGCACATGTTGATCATAATATTAAATATCATGATGTTGTCACTATTAATGGTGGAAATGCTGGATCTGGTAATTTCTTATCAAATCTTAAAAATGTTGGAATGAAAATAAATGATGCCCTCAAATCATCTAAATTAATTAGTAAAGTTCTTGCTACACCAAACCCTTACTCAGCGTATACAGCTCCAGCTAGCGCATTTGCAAATTCACTTGGTTATGGTGATGGGGGTGCGGTATTTGACCCTTCTCAAGATATGGAAAATTATGGTGGTCGAAGAATGTCTAAAAAAAGTTTAGCTCATAGATTACGCAGAATTTAAATAATATATTTAATTAAATATCTTATTTAAGTATATAAATATGGATCTATCGGCATTAGAACGTGAATTACGAAATTTAACAATGCAACGTAAAAAATTATTAATTCAACTCAAGAGAGTAAAATATGAAGATGAACTTGAAGAACTTGAGGAAGAAATAGAAGCTTTATCAGATGAAATAAATGAAATTGAAGATCAAATTACTCAATATGAGGATGAATCCGAAGAATCTGAAGAGGAATCTATGGATGAGGATGCGGATGAATCAGGAGATGATGAAAGTGATGATTCTGAAGGTGAATATCGCGGTGGTTCTTATTATAATATTTATGGTCAAGGAGATGGAGGTTACGCATTACCTAAAAATAAAGCAAAAACTGAATATGGTAGATTTATTCAATATATTAATAAAGCATCGCGTCAAGGAAGAGTTAAAAAGGATGGGTTATCACATGATTACCCATATAAAGAGCTATTGAAGGGCTTTCCACATAGAGTTTATAAGAAATCAGTATCAAGATATCCAATTAGACGAATGATTGCTAAACGTCCAGCTAAGTATAATGCGAAAACGAGAAAATTACTTAAGAAATTTAAAAAACCTGCCGTTTCAAAAGCAAAAATGCAAAGACGTAAATTATTAAGTAGATTAAGTGAAGAAGTTGAATTTTTACCAGAAGAAGAACGTCAACAGTTAGAAGACATTTTATCTGATGTTGACCAATCTGATATTGAAGAAGAAGACGAGAATGAAGTTATGATTGGAGATATTCCGGAACTTCAAAATTATTCTAATAAAAAATTAGAAGATTTAATAGTACAACAAAATTTTAATACAAGAGATAATCTTAATAATTTAAAACATGCACTTGGAGAGAAACCCCAATTTTATCGTGATAATTTACTCAATACAATTGCAAGAAAAGGAAATGTTGGATTTGGATATCGCGCTGGAAGTATTTATAATAATGATAATGTTCGTATGAGAATGGAACAAATTGCGAATGCTAGATTGATGGCACGTTTTATTCCACCAAGAAATATGGAAATGCAACCACGTTCGATGTA